AATAGTCCAGAGCAGTTGTCGTGGGTTATCTACAGCCGTAAACCAAAAGACAAATCTATGTGGGCTAATTACTTTGAACCATATATGGACAAGTCATTGTTCAACGGTTTAGTTGATATGCACTCAAACGTTGTATATAAAGTTACAGCTAACACATGTCCGACTTGTAAGGGTCGTGGTAAGATAACCAAAGTAAGAAAGGATGGTACACCTTACAAGAAACCTAACAAGTGTACTACCTGTAACGAATCAGGTTGGGTGTACAAGAACAGACCACAGATGGCAGGGTTACGCTTTACACCCCCTAGTCCTAAGTGGGTCAGTGCTAACGGTTTCAGCACAAACAAAGTAAACCTAGAAATATTAGAACATCATGCCAAGCGTACAGGTAATACCAAGGCAGAGTTGTTCCTCAAGAATGTTCGCAGACTGTCTGCTCTAGATACCTATCTCTCTAGTTTTGTTGAGGGTATATCTACCTACACCAAAGCTGATGGTAAGCTACACGTTAGACTACTGCAACATCGCACCTCTACAGGACGCTTCAGTGGTGCAGATCCAAACATGCAGAACATGCCTAGAGGTGGTACGTTCCCTGTGAAGAAGATCTTTGTGTCCCGATGGGAAGGTGGTAAGATACTTGAAGCTGACTTTGCACAGCTAGAGTTTAGAACTGCTGCCTATTTATCACAGGACGAAGTGGCAATGCAGGAGATAAGCGAAGGCTTTGATGTACACAGCTACACAGCACAGGTCATCACAAACGCAGGGCAACCTACGTCTAGGCAAGAAGCAAAGGCACACACCTTTGCACCTCTGTATGGTGCTACAGGGTTTGGCAGATCTGAAGCAGAAGCTATGTACTACGAGCAGTTTGGTAGGAAGTACAAGGGTGTGTCCGATTGGCACAAGCAGTTAGGCAATGAAGCTGTACAGACAGGTCGTATAAGAATACCGTCTGGTCGTTCATTCGCTTTTCCTGATGTCATTAGAAAGAACAATGGCACTGTGTCTCACTTCACTCAGATAAAGAACTATCCTGTGCAAGCATTTGCTACAGCAGATATAGTTCCTTTAATATTATTAACTATTGATGGTATGCTTGAACCTTTACAGAGTTGTATTGTTAACACAGTGCATGATTCAATAGTGATTGATGTTCACCCTGACGAGGTGGACAAGGTATTGCAGGTAGTAGAGAGTATAAACAGTAACATGAAATCTATCATTGATACACGTTGGAATATAGACTTTAATGTGCCTTTGAAATTAGATGCAAAAATAGGTGACAACTGGCTTGACACTAAAGATGTATGATGGTATAACTATAACACTTTTTTAAAATAAGGAGAAAATATATGAATGAAATAGTATCTATAAATAATAACTTTGACGAGATGGCGAAAGCTATGGGTCTTTCAACTGTAACTGCATCCACCGATGTAGAGAAGAAGTCTGCTAATCAGTTAGCTAGGCTACGGTTGAACCACACACCTATCATGGGATCGACAGAAATAAATGGTAAGTCAGTAAATGTTGAGCAAGTCCCTAGTGGTTCTTACAAGTTGGATGTGCCTGATGATGCCACCTACTACCAGTCTGATATTGAGATCAGACCTTTTATGCAACGCTTTATGTATAAGAGATTCATCAAGGGTAATGACGATACACCCAACAGATATGTCAAGACTATCATGGCTGATAATCTTAACATTGATCTCAAGGACAACGATGGTGGTCACAACTGTGGTAAACCTGCAGGTTATGTCAAGGACTTTGATGCCTTGCCTGACAAGCAGAAAGATCTAATTAGACAGATCAAGCGTGTGCGTGTAGTGTTTGGTTTGGCTAAGTTTGATCGTGCCATGAGAGTTGAGGGTGATGCAGTTACTGATGCTGATCTAGGTCATGTCCCTTTCATATGGGAGATTGACAACAAGGAAGCTTTCAAGACAGTGGGTACTGTGTTTGATAAGCTTGGCAAGATGAAACGGTATCCTTTAAATCATCTCATGTTTGCTTCATCAGAGGAACGAAAGTTGCCAAATGGTAACAGCTACTATGTTCCTAGCACAAGGCTAGACTTGACCAGTAAGATTGAAACATCTGACAAGGATCAAGAGCTATTCGCCAACCTTCTAGCGTGGGTTACAAACTACAACCAGTACATAATCAACCTTTGGGATGAGAATGTACATACTCACGAGGAAGTGGATGCTGCTGTTGTTGAAAACTTTATTGATATAACCAGTGACAGCGAGAAGGTGCAGTAGCATGAAGCATAGGGCAGAACTACAACTGCACCGATTCTTGGAGAAAGCCACTGACGGTGAAGCCATTATGTCTAGCAAGAATATAAATAAGATATGCAAAGACATAAAGGAAGCCTTACACCGTCAGTTTGGCTCTAAGAATAACAGGAAAGAGTTCAGGATTAGAATGTCTAACATAGGCAAACCTACCTGTCAGCTATGGTTTGAAAAGAACCAACCTGAAAAAGCTTTACCTCTTCCCAATAATTTTGTCATGAACATGATGTTGGGAGATATAGTTGAAGCTGTATTCAAGGGGCTACTCAGACAGGCAGGTATAGCCTTTGAAGATTCTAAGAAAGTCTCAGTTCCTTTAACCATAGATACCTCTATAGAAGGTACGTATGATATAATCATGGATGATGCTGTTGACGATATCAAGTCAGCATCAGACTGGTCATACAGAAATAAGTTTGAGTCCTTTGATACTTTAGCTAAAGAGGATGCGTTTGGATATGTACCACAATTAGCAGGGTATGCACTTGCTCTGAATAAAAAAGCAGGTGGTTGGTGGGTCGTAAATAAATCTAATGGTAGTTTTAAATACGTACCTGCAGAAGGTTTGGACTTGAAAGAAGAGTATGACAAACTATATAATAACGTAGACGTAGTTGAGAGTAACAAGTTTGAGAGGTGTTTTGAACCAGTAGAAGAAACGTTCAGAGGAAAGCCAACAGGTAATAAGATCTTAGGAACTACATGTTCGTTCTGTAGATATAAACATTCTTGTTGGAAAGATTTGCAGGAGCTACCATCTATTATGTCTCAAGCAAAAGAACCGAAGATCGTTTCATATGTAGAAATAGCAAAGGAGAAACTAATATGACAGAGAAAGAACCTACATTAGAAGAAATGGCTGAACAGATATCTATGACACAGAAGAAGTTAGCCGAAATGAAGAAAGCTTATCATGAGAAAAAGTATGCATCATATAATGCTGCTAGAGAAGCTTTTCTTGCAGAGCATAAAGCTCTCTATGGGGAGAAGCTAGAGAGTCCATTTGCTCTTTGGTACAAATGGTAAGTGTACGGTGGTAGAAAATATAATCTAGCACGAACACTAGGCTATCGTAGTGGTCTAGAGGTAGGTCTTTCCACTTTTCTTGACTCTCTTAATATAAAATATATTTATGAGGGTATCAAGATAGAGTGGGAAGACCTAGCCTATAGAACGTACACTCCTGATTTTGTACTACCCAATGGTATTATAATAGAAACGAAAGGATTATTTACACCTGCAGATAGATACAAACATGTGTGTATACAAAAGCAACATCCTAGTTTAGACATACGATTTGTTTTTACTAGCAGTAGACGAAAGATACAGAAAGGATCGAAGACTTCATATGCTATGTGGTGCGACAAGAATAAATTTCTATTTAGTGACAGAATTATTCCCGAAGCATGGTTAAAGGAGAAAGGAAAAAACAACCACCCAGAGTTAATAAAATTTTCTGGTACAAAATTTACAAGGAGTTATACTAATGACAAATGATTTTAAAAATTTACATATGAACATAAACGATCAAGATATAGTTATACGGATGCAACCAAGCCTTGATTCCAATGGCAACTGGACAGGAGATGTGCATTTATCTGTAATAGATTCTCCTGCTAATCCATTGTCCGATGATGATTACAATGAGCTAATGTTCTTTGCTCGTATGTGTCTCGTAGGTATTGATCTGGTTAGAAGTGACATAGATTTTTCCAAGCGTGTATTTAAAATAGTAGAGGATGAGATTTACGAAGAAAAAAGAAAGAGACAAAACTCTGTCCCTGTACCAATTATGTCTAGACATGACAACGTTATTAAGGTAGACTTTAGATCAATGAAGAATAAATTAAATGGGAGTGCATGATATGGCAAAATGGGAAATGAATTGTAAAGATAAAGAGTCAGTTATTAATCCTTTTCATGATAGAGATATGGTAAACAATCCACCACACTACAACAAGTATGGTGTTGAGTGTATTGAAGCCATATCTTCAGCTACAGGTGAGGGATACGAATATTATTTACAGGGGAATATAATAAAGTATCTTTGGAGATACAGATACAAGAATGGTGTGCAGGACTTAGAGAAAGCACAGTGGTATCTGTCTAGGCTGATTGAAGTAAAGAAAAAGAGTGATGGTTGTTAAAGTATACCTCACCCTAGATCTTGATCAGGAAGAATACCCTGTACCTGCTGATGGAGATGTAACTAAGGAACTACAACAAGCAATAGAAGAGTATATCTACGATATTGATGGGTTGAAAATAAAACACTGTAAAATAACTATGGAGAACTGACATGAATGATTATCAAAAATTTATTGCAATATCTAGATACGCTAGATGGATTGACGAAGAAAATAGAAGAGAAACGTGGGAAGAGACTGTGCAGAGGTATGTGGATTATATCACTGAGAAAGTCAAGGGACATCTACCTAAACAGCAGATCTTCTCTGCTATAAAGAATCTAGATGTCATGCCATCCATGAGAGCTTTGATGACTGCAGGTCCTGCACTTGAGAGAGATAACACGGCAGGATATAACTGTAGCTATCTGCCTGTTGATGACCCAAAAGCTTTTGATGAAGCTATGTATATATTATTGTGTGGTACAGGTGTAGGGTTCTCTGTTGAAAGACAATACGTATCACAGTTACCAGAGATTCCACAGGGCTTAGATCATGTTGACACTGTAATAAAAGTGCAAGACAGTAAAGAAGGATGGGCAAGAGCCTTACGCAAACTTATAGGACATTTATATATGGGCGAAGTTCCTATGTGGGACATGTCAAATGTAAGACCTGCAGGTGCTAGGCTCAAAGTATTTGGTGGTAGAGCTAGTGGTCCTGCACCTCTAATTGATTTATTTAGCTTTACTGTTGCTTTGTTTCGACAGAATGAGGGTCGTAAGCTGTCTAGCTATGATTGTCACAATCTTATGTGTAAGGTTGGGGAAGTTGTAGTCTCTGGTGGTGTTAGACGTTCTGCTATGATTAGTCTTTCTAATCTTTCAGATGGACGCATGAGACACGCCAAGTCTGGTAAATGGTGGGAGACAGCACCACAGATGGCTTTGTCAAACAACTCTGTTGTATACACTGACAAGCCTGATGGAGAAACGTTCTTACGAGAGTGGACATCTCTTGTTGAATCTAAGTCAGGTGAACGTGGTATATTTAATAGAATATCTGCAAAGGAACAAGCAAAGAAGTTTGGCAGAAGAGATGCCGATCACGAGTTTGGTTGTAATCCTTGCAGTGAGATCATACTTAGACCGTATCAGTTCTGCAATCTTACAGAGGTTGTGATACGAGAAAGAGATAGATTTGAAGATTTGAAGAAGAAAGTCATGCTTGCTACTATACTTGGCACAGCACAGGCTACACTCACTAAGTTTCCATATTTAAGAAAGATATGGCAGAAGAATACTGAAGAGGAGAGACTTCTAGGGGTCAGTCTTACAGGTATTATGGATAATGAATTAACAAATGGGAGGAAACATGGGCTTGAAAAAACCCTCACAGCACTCAGAGAAGTTGCAGTCGAAACAAACAGAGAGTGGTCAACAATCTTTGGAATACCCCAAAGCACTGCTATCACATGTGTCAAACCAAGTGGGACAGTATCACAGCTTGTTGACTCA